CGTATCCAATTTAGTAAATTGATTAATTCTGCAACATTATTTTGATAATATTTCAATGGATTTTCCATAGATTCGCCAACTTCTAGAGAGGCGGCTAGATGAAAAACTGTGTCTATTCTTTCGTCAATAAGGTCATCTATTGCGTAGTTAAGGTCTTTAATTGATACGTGATCATATAGGGCGTTGAATTTTGCTCTTTCGTCTTTGCCTTTTTTATTTCCTGTTGATAGGTTGTCTATAACTGTTACTTCGTGGCCTAGATCGCAGAGTTTTTTTGTTAAGTGTGATCCGATGTATCCAGCACCGCCAGTAACAAGACAATTATTCATTTAATATCCTTTGAAAGTTCTTTGATTTGGTCTCTTATTATTTTTGCCTTTTTCATAAAGACATCATGTTTCATTGGTGTTGAAATATATTGGTCAACCAAATCATCTAAATCTTTTTTTAATTTGTCTATTTTTGACACGATCTACTCTAAAAATATTGGAGCTTCTATTGTCCTGCCATAACGAGGATGCATTAAAAATAAACCCTGTTGTGGTTTCTCGAAAGCTGCTTTTATAGACTGTGCATAAGCATTATAGCCAACGATACTTCCATTAACTATAAAGTTTTTACTAGACATTAACTGATGATAATGTCCCATTATATCTAGGTATGCCGTGCGAGCCTGATTCCATTGGGCTATAGCCTTGTTAAGTGGTACTGTAATCCCACCAATCCCGCCTCCGTATTTGACTGAATGTCCATGATGAAATCTTAGATCGTACCCATAAACGCTCAACCAATTAAAATAACCTTTTGATAATTTGAATTTTACTACATTAGATTCTTTATAGTGTGATGATAAGAAGTTATATATTAACCATTCGTAGCTGTTTTCGTATGCTGTGGTGACGCCCATTTTAGCTGTTGTGCGTCCGTGGTTGCCTATATTGCTTACAACAACTATTTCGTCAAAGTCTCCATTTTCTACCAGAAAATTAATTGCGGAAACACAAAGCCCATAAACATCTATTGATGACTCTATTGGACTCATTTGATTGTTTTCTATAAATTCGTCGTGAATATATCCATTTATTAAGTCACCGCCGAGCCACAAAACAAGCTTTTTTATGTTAGATTTACTTCTACACATATCTATCAGTTTTAAGCCATTTTGAAAAAGTTTATGAAATCTTTGTGTGGCTATTTTTGTATTATATTCGTTCAGATTGTCTATTGTGTCTGGATCTATTGTTTCTTCGTAATGCAGATCAGAACAAAGCATTATAGCGGTTGACTCTGATGGGGACTTGTCAGAGATTATTTGTATTTTTTCATAATCTAATGATTGTATATTTTCGTTGAACTTTTCAATAACGTCTGATTGTCCAGTTTTATTTTCAAACAACTTAAGTAATTCATCATATTTCTTTTGTAACTCTCTTTTTTCTTTGACTACACTTTTTAACTTAGAATCTAAATGAATTTCTTGGTCTGGAGACAATGGTTTAACCCCAGCAACATATCCTTTGTCAATAGCTTTATGATATCTACCGCTAAGAGTTTTCCTTGGAACTCCAAGAGCCTTAGAAGCTGCGGCTACGCTTCCGTATTTTTCAACAGAATCTACAGCTTCTTGCAATTTTACTGATTCACTCATCTATAACTACTTTCAATTAGACCTCACAACGACCACCAGGACACGAGTTGTCCGTAGATTGTACCGAAGTCCCTATTTGATTTATATATTTTTCCGCCTCTTCTTTTGGCAAAGGCATTAGCGGACTTTCTCCTTTAGAAGTGTCTCTGTATATTGTCATGCCTTTTAAATTTCTAATATATTTTAGGATAATATCCGATAAATCTTTTTCGTTGGATGATGAAGGAAGATTTATTGTTTTTGACACGGCGTTATCCAGATGTTTTTGGCACGCTACCTGGATTTCACAATGTCTTTCTGGTTTTATATCATGACTTCCTTCGAAATTAGTTATATCTTCTTTGCGTTCTATAAACTGTTTTAACAATGGATCAATAACTATTTCTTTAGATTTATTCGTCATGGTTGAATGAAAATCTTTATGTTGATTAAATCTTCTCTCGTACACTGGAGCAAATATTGGCTCAATTCCTGAACTACAACCTGCTACTATAGAAGTTGTACCAGTAGGTGCAATTGTCAATAAGAAAGAATTTCTTATTCCGTACTCTATTATCTTTTTTCTTATAGATGGAGTTAAAGATTTTTTGCAAAATCCACTTTCCACAAATTTTTGCCTATCTAGAAGTTGGAATTGTCCCTTTTCTACTGATAAAAATATACTAGCATCATAGGCTTTCTTTTTTATAAAAGACATTACTTCTTCTGTTATTTCTAATGCTTTTTCTGAGCTATATTTTATGCCCATTTTTATTAACATATGATGTAGACCCATTATGCCAAGACCTATTCTTCTTTCTTTCTGAGAAGAATCTTTTATTATTGGCAACGGATATTCATTTTTATCTATTACATTATCTAAAAATCTAACACCAAGTCTAACTGTATCGTCTAAAAGAGACCAGTCCATTTCTCCATTATCTTTTACGTGCGAGCTAAGAACTAATGCTCCTAGGCAACAAACTGAATATGGAGCTAAGAATTGTTCTCCGCAAGGATTTGTTGATGTAAATTTTCGACAAGAATATAGATTATTATGATCTTCTGCATTACCTATGTTAAGGAAACCAGGATCTCCAGTTATTAGAGAATTTTCTATTACTTTTTCATATATTGCTTTTGCTCTTATTGATTTTATTGTTTTATCCTGCCATTTAAGTTCTATATCCTTATCTTGCTCTACTAAGCTGAAAAATTTATTATCTACAAGAACACTTATATTAGCATTGTTTAACTCGTGTTTGTCTAATTTAACTGAAAGGAATTCTTCTATGTCTGGATGATGATAAGAGAGACTGAATAGTAGAGCGCTGCGACGACCACCTCCTTCTCTTAATTCATTACATACACCATTGATTATTTTCATAAGAGAAACAGCACCAGTAGCTACTCCACCAGTGCCTTTTATCTCTGTTCCTCTTGGTCTTATATTATCAAAAGATATTCCTATCCCACCGCCTAGTCCACTAATAATTGTTACATTCTTTATTAATTCTCCCCATCCTTCTCTAGAGTCTTCTGATGGCAAAACAAAACAATTCATGCACGCACTTTTCTTTCTACCAGAACCTCTCCATATTCTACCACCTGGAGAAAAACGATTAGTAGAAAGTATATCATAAAACCTGTCAGAGAAGTGTTTTATTTTTTCCCCTTCTTCTGCACTAGCTATAAAATCAGATACTCTTTTACATGCTTGATCAAATGTTTCGTTTGGATGAAGGGCGTATCTATCTTTAAAAATCTGTAAAGAGAAACCATCTGGATTGTATTTCTTAATTTCTGACATAATTTTCTTTCAATAGTTATTTAATATGACATTGTAGACAGAGATAGCTTTGTTGGATAGGTACTCTTAAAAAATTTCCCAAACCATTATTATGTGGATTGTGACAAGAATTACATTCCACTCTTTTTACTCCATTAACTGTTACTAATCTAATCCCAGAACTTCCATTAATTCCAGGGCCGAAAGTATCTGGACTATTCCAGCTTTGACCAATGCGAGTTGTAGGATATTCAACTCCAATTGGATGATCGTTTGAAAGATCTGTTCCAAGATTAGCTGTTCCTGTGATAGTTGTATTCCCAATAGTACCACCATAACTATCAATAGCTGTTACACCATCATGACAGCTTAAACATAATTTGCTTGTTCCCTGTGGTTGTCCTGCTGAACTACTAAACATGACAAATGTTTGATTCGTGGCAGCGTGATTCCATAAAAGATTTCTCTGTCCTGCTTCTGGAGCTTGTGCATTATGTGGAATATGGCATGGTAAGCATATTTGGTTTCCAGGTATATTGATACCAGGATAATTATTAAGATTATGTGGTGAGTTATTAATTCTTATTGATGGATAACTAGAAGAATCTCCTGGAATGACTTGTCCTATAGAAAATGTAACTAGACCTAATGCTGCAATGATTGGAAGTATAATTTTATTGATCTTCATTCTTTTCTCCTTATTCTTCTCTTTCTTCATTTTCTAAACAGAAAACTGATTTTAACATTGCGTCTGTATGTTTAAACTGTTTCCTAATCAAATCAATATCTCCAGGTATCCATCTTACCACTTCAATGTTTTGATTTTCAAGCATATCTAATACAACTTGTGGAAAATTTCCGTTATTTATATCTGCATAAGCGCTATCTTCTGGAAAACCAATTGGACCATAAACAACTTTTTTGATTCTATGTTGAATAATATTCGCCCAACAATGCGTGCAGGGAGGGCCACTTACATAAAGAGTTGATCCCTCCAAATCTCCTGTTGAATTAGCTATACAATTTTCTTCGCTATGAAGTATGGGTGGATATTTTTCTGGTCTATCTTTGGGCATTTTCTTGTGATCTACTCCTCTTGCCCAACCATTATATCCTTGTCCTATTATTCTATTGTATTTGTCTACTAAAATAGCTCCATGACGTGTGCTAGAATCAGGACTTCTAGTTCTTGCCCATAAAGCCTGTATCATGAAGTAGTCTTCCCAACATAATCTATCCATATTAAATTCCACTATCCTTTAAAAACTGTTTGATTTTATCTAAAGGAGAATAAACCCCCATATGATATATCGGTATAAATTCTTCAATACAAGCTATTTTACTAGCTATTCCTATCAAGTAATATTTGTTATTATGTTTTATAAAAAGACCAGAACCACTTGTTCCAGGTGTTATTGGAGGAGAAGCTAATATGTTTCCATGTTTATCAAATTGAGAAACAACTCCAGTAGTCAAAAAGGGATAAAACCCGTTTTGACAACCATAAGAAAATACTTCTTCTCCTATTTTAATGATATCTCTATTATCATCTTCAGGAATCAAGACTTCTTCACCTATATCTATATTTGATTTTAGCTTCAAGATTGAAATATCTTCATCTTCAGAGGTTGCATATACTTCGGCCAATTCTATATTATGCATATTGTTGTTTTTGTCTAAGAACGATACAATATTTAAATAACCATCTTCTGGAATATGTTTTGCTGTAAGTATAAAATATATAAACTTTGGATCTGTATATGATGTTCCAGTTTCTTTGTCTTCAAATATCTTCTCTTTCTTTATTATTACTCCAGTTCCTTCTCCATCTGTGGTTATTTTAACTGTTGGAGATATTATTTCTTTATATATATCTGGTTCATAATGATTAAAAATTGGAAGCATACAAATAGAAGAAAGAAGAGAGAAACATGCTGCTAATGAGAAACATATCAAAACCATATTTTCTTTTATAGAAAATTTTCTTTTAAACCCAGGCGATTTATATCTCATTTTTTGTCCTTATGTTTTAATGTGTGTTAATTGATAATCTCTTATGGCATATAGCACTCCATCTATAATAGATATTATCATAGCCGAAGTCTTATCTTTAAATTGGTTAGCTTTATCATTAACATAATCAATTAATAAATTTGTTACAAACTTAACATTTTTATCATCAATTCTGTTTCCTAGCATTTCTTTTAATTTTGAGGCATCGAAATTCTCGCTATTAGAAACTATCAATCTAGCTAATTTTAAATTACTTTCTATTTCTACTAAGTTAAGATTTTTATCCTCGTTAGCTTCCAAAATAAGTTTAACGGTAGTTTTTACTACGAATTTTGTAGTTTCTGGATTTTCATTTGAAAAAGACTTTAAAGTAGAGCATCCGGTGAATGATAACAACATCATACATACTAATATAAAATTTCTCATATTTTACTCCAATTATTTTGTATTTAATAAAATCTTAGCCAAAGCTTGTTTTTGTTCTTCTGTTAATCCGTCAAATATAGACGTTTGGTTTTTGGAAATTATGGCTCCTAATCCGCCGTCAGACGGAGCAGATTGTGATTGTGGTTTAGAAATAGCTCCAATTAAGTTTGGAATACTTGATATCAAAGAGTTCATCATTCCCGTAACTGCTTGAGTATCTGCTACGTGAGCCGCTGCATTAACTTCATAAAACTTGAACATCTCTGCCGCTCTTTTAGTTTCTGCTTCTACGACTGGACTTGGATCTGATTTAACTTCAGTGTCTATATGTAATTCTCCTGTTGCTGGTAAATAATCAGCTTTTAGCTTTCCTTGGAAATCAGTTCCAGCAAGAAATTTAACTCCTCTACTAGTTTTTTCAAAAACCAATGATGGATTACTTAGTTTAGCGGCATCTTGAGGCGGTTGTAACATTACACAGTCCGTACAACTTAATAATACCAATACGCATGTTAAAATTTTCTTCATAAATACACCTTTATAAAATTACTTGTTTTCTTTCATATGCTTGAACATTTCTATTTCTTTTAATCTTTTTTCAGCACTGTCTTTAGAGGAATAACAACCTAAATTTTTACCATCTTTAGAATATATACAATATGGCTTATCACTAGGTCCATCTTTTCTGACTATAGCCTTAGATTGATTTTCTTTGGCTAGTTCTTCTATTGCATTAAATATTTTTTCTTTCATAATGATATTCCAAGTTTTTCTCTGACTCTATTTATAGCTCTGTTTTTTATATTATAAATATTAGATACAGAAATATTTGTCTTGTCACACACCTCCTGAAGAGTGTTATTTTCTATATAATACATTTTTAAAACCATTTTTTCTTCGTTGTTTAACAAGTTAAATATCTCTTCTATAAGAATTTTATCATCATTTTTTTCTCTATGTTCAGTATAGTTTTTTTCTATATTACCTTCTCTATCTTTTATTATAGTTTCTTTTCTTATCAAATGTTTTATCTTCCCAGATACTCTATTATATAAATATGTATTAAAAGATGCTATTCTTGGGTCAAAATGTATCATAGAATACATTAGCTCGCTTATTCCTATATTAAAATAAGAATTATATTGAAAGGGATTTTTAGAGAATTTTCTAGATATAGATTTTATCATTTTAAATGTGTTGTTGTAAAAATAATTATAATAACTACGTGTTATCCTTCTTTTTATCATTAGATATTTTTTCCATTTCCTTGGTCCATATTCCGTGTGTTAAACCTATTTTTATAGCCTCTTCCGCTTCCATCCAATGTGTATCTTTTAATAATTTTAACAATTTTGATTTTGATATTTTTATCCTTTTACATATATCATTGATTTGTCTATCATATGTTTTTTTAAGATGCTTAATTATTTTTTCACAGCTATTTATATCTGAAGATATATTTTCAATAATCATTGAATGAATCATTACTGTCGAGTTTCTTGTTATATATCTCTTATCTCCGTATATTGCTATTATTGCTCCCATAGAACCAGCTTGACCTCTTACTATTGTTACAACGTCAAAAGGGGAAAGCTCCATTTGGTCTATTATGCTATATCCCGCAGACACTTCCCCTCCTGGGGAATTAATGTAAATATATACTGGTTCGTCCGACGATGCTAACACTTGAAGACTTGTATTGATATAATCTGCTATTTGATCATTTATTTCGCCCGATATGAGTAATTTTCTATTAGATAGTAATTGATCATTTTGATCAATATATATTTCAGGATCGCACGATCTTTCACAACAATTTTCGTTTTTTCTGATCAAATTAAGCCCCTAGCGTTAGTTATATATACACTATTTCTAATTCTTTATTATTTGTTTTACACAAATCTATATCATGTTTTGTTCCCTTAGATTTACCGTCCCAAAACGCTATACACGTATCGCATAAATCTATTATTTTTTGGTTTCTAATCAAACCTGCTCTTTTCCCGTACTTATCCCACTTAGGTAATATTTCTATTATTGGAATCTTATATTTTTCACAATATTTCTTAGCTAATATATCTGCGCCTTTACAACCACCACTTACTACTAACTTTATTTTATATTTATTTAACTCATTTTCTAGTATATCAAAACTATTAAAATTTCTAGATCCAACAACCGCATATATTTTTATGTCGCACAAATAGGCTAGTAAATCACAGTGACACTTTAACGGTTTACAATAACACTCAAGAACCTTGTCTTTTAATTCTTTTCTTGCTTCTATTATTAAATCAGGATCGTTAAATAGATATTTTTTATATTTTTGTAATACTTCTTCTCTATCGCCATCTTTACCTATTATATAAGGATTCCCCCATTTACTAGGACGGCCACAATTAATGTCTCCCTTTTCGTATTTTAGATTAACGACTGTTGTCTTCATTTATTTTTTCTATTTCAAATTCTCTTACCCAAAATAATGACGGTATTAATTCTTTTGAAGAACATCTAATTCTGTATGGATATTTAGAATAATAATCACAATTTATAACTTGACAAGTTTCGCCACTAATTTTAAATTTTAGAACATCTCCTTCTTTAAAGAGAGCTTTTTCTTCTGTTTTTTCTGCGCATCCAACAATAAAACACATCATTATTAAACTAACAATTATTTTTTTCATTTATTTCAAACTCCATACATATCTTTTTTTTGCCATTTTTATAATAAATTTTACTTATATTAACATTTTTATCTAATTTTTTCTTTATAAAATCTTCTATTTCTTCTACTGCTGTGTATGATAATTTTTTTTGGTTAAAAAGAAAAGGACAAAACCAATATTTTCCTTCTTTATGGACTTCCTTCAAAAACTTTTTTAGACTTATACCATATTCTTTCATTATCTCTTTGACAGAAGATCCTCTTTTATATTCTTGATATATTTCATCATCAAACATTATTTTCTTTTTCATTTTTTATCCTCCAAATTTCTTCTGCTTGACAACAATGTCCTTTCTGACCGAATATATCACTAAATCCATTGAACTCTTTGATAATATCTAATAGTTGAGAATTTTCTTCAAAATATTCATCCCAAAGATTTGAATATAGTTTTCGTATCTCTATTTTATTAATGGGTTCTAGCCCTTTTGCGTCTCTCCAATACTCAATATATCTAAAATTATTTCCATGTCTGGTTTTAAATATCTTGCTACTTTGATAAATTTCTTCTATTGACTTATTTTCTCTAGATCTTATTTTAGCATAGAAAGCAGAGAATCTTTTATCTCCTTTTGAACTACACTCCAAAAACGGAAAACTTCCAAATTTTAACATTTTAGTATTTCCACTTTTTATTGTTACCCACGGTAAAGCCAATAGCGAAAGCTTTTACTTCTTGTGTAGTATCAAAAAGAGCTACCGGAGCTTCTTCTTCTAATTTCTCTATAAGATTTTCCCACTTGTCTTTATATTTATTCTGGCCAACAACAAATCTATGCCCCATATCATCAATATCTATAAATAAACCATTTTTATTCAATTCCTTTTTCAAAGAATTAAAAGTATCAACTTTTCTAATATCTTCCGTCATCATATAGGAGATCCTTTGTTTTAAAAATACCCACTTCCAGTATCAATATTTAAGTGTTCAAAATCAACTCTATTATCCATTCCATGATCTATCTTTCTTGCCGTTAACATATCTCTCACAAAAGGAATTGGCTCATTTCCAGACATGTCTGTTCCCTCTCCGTCAAAAGGGTGCCTATCTACAAATTTACTTACTATAACTGGTAAGTTCTCGTCAAACAAAGATAACATTGCTTTAAATTGTTTTATTGTTATACAATCTTTTTTGTCGATTTTCATAAATACCTTTCAACACGTTAATTCTGATTTGACATATTCTAACTGCTCTTGTAGCTGTGCTATAGTCTTTTTATTCATTCCGTGAATCGTAATAGATGTGTGAATGTCTTGATTATCTCCTGAAGTAAAATTAAATCCTATCATATTTGTTTCTTTTGAAATTAAATTTACCTTTAATTTACAATTGCTAGAAATACCGCATGTTAAATATTTGTTTTCCATTTTAATTATACCTTTCTAAATTTACTCTCAATACCTTCTGAGCCATCTGGCAATTTAATAATAGACATACCATGAACTATTAAAGGAAAATCTCTTTCCATTATTTTAAACATTTCTACTGCCAACATTCTTATCTCTCTGTCTGCCCCCTGTGATCCACGCAATTCCATTAATGTTCTTACCGATCTACCATTTAGAGTGACCATGATTTTGGTTTCCGCGCAGTTTGGAAGTACACTTCTTGCTGATTCTCTACTTCTTTTCCTTTTCTCCGTTTTATCTTCAATATCTTTATATAATTCCATTAAGTCAGAAGTAAGTTCTTCGTATAAATCTCTTGATTGTAAGCAGAATTGCTTCCATTTTTCTACAGCTTGCTGGTTTACTTTTTCTAGTTCTAGAATAGCCGGGGGGACAATAAAATTGATATTAGAAGAATCTACGTACCTCTGACTAAGCTGGCTATACGCGACGCCAACCCTCGTTCTTACAAGTTCGTGGGTTAGGCTACGGGAGACGTTCCAGATTTGGAAGTTGAATGTGGAATGCTCAAGACAGCTTCCGTGGCCTACCTCTATTAAATGTTTTATGTGCTGTTCGTGTGTTCGACCTTTAAGTTCTCCTCCTTTTTTGGGCCAGCTTTGGTAGCAGTTTCGTCCTCCGAATTCTATTAAGTATTCGTTGTCATGGTCCCCCAGATCCATATTGCTATCTAATTTTTTTTGAAATTCTGGCCATTCAAATCCAGATGAATCAAGAAATTTCATTAAACCATCTATATCAAACACAGATTTTCCTATTAACTCAATTCTAGGTTTAGTCAAAAATTCCGTCATTATTTTCTCCTTTTTTTAATAGGTGTATTTAAAGCCTTATTAACAGACCATCCTCTTAATATTCTTCCAAGAATGGTATTGTATCTAATGTTAAATTGTTCACAATAATCTTTCAAACACAAGATTTTACCATTTAGTGGCACCATTCTATTATTACTTTTATTTCTATTTTGTTCTTTTCTTGTGGACCATTTCCAATTCTCAGGACAGTAATTACCATCATTATTTATTCTATCTAATTGATGGTTTTTTGTAGGAGGATCTCCAACGTCTTTATAGAAATTCTCAAATTTTAACCATCTCTCACAAACTTTTATTCCTCTTCCTCCGTAATTTTTATATGCTCTGTCGTTTGGATTAGTACATCTTTGAACCATTGAAACCCATACACCATATATTTTAGAATCACTAAATCCAGGACTCAAACACCCACAACTTTTGGTATGTCCTCCTCTTAAATGGCTCGTTGTTACTATGTGATAATTACCACAATCACATAAACATAACCACTCAGAAGATCCATATTTATTTTTTCCAACATATTTTATTACAATCAATTTCCCAAATCTTTCATTCGAAATATCTATAAACATTTTTATCCTAATTAATATTTATTTATAATATTATAAACTTGATTTATATTTTCTGGTGTTAGTATATTTCTTTCAAACATAATTGACTTACTAAATTCTCTATTGTATTCTTGTGGGAATAAAATTCCGTCTCCGTCACATGCGGTGAAATCCATTAATTTATCTTTACTGTCATCTAACAATACATTACCGAACTTAGCCAATAGATATTTTTTGTTACATAATATTATTCTACCAACAGGAAAATCTGGATAATTTTTCTTCATCCAATTTATTTTACCAGTTGCGCAAGCT